GCGACGGAACATATATATAATTAATGTATGTCTAATCTAAATAAAACGCTATCTCTTAGCGATGATCACGTCTTTTATACTGTAGAGGGTGAAGGTAAATTCATTGGTGAGCCTTCTGTTTTTATGAGACTTGCTATGTGTAACCTTACATGTCAAGGCTTTGCATCCGAAGATTCACCGCATGGATGCGATTCGTTCGTTTCATGGTCTGTGAAGAACCGATATACATATGATGAGCTTAATAATTTCTATGAGAATAACGGGTTCGTTAAGAATCTTAAGGACGGTGCAATTCTTAAGATTACCGGTGGAGAACCGTTGCTGCAACAGAAGCGACTTATAGAATGGCTAGTATCTTTTATGGAGAGGTTTAGTTTTTGTCCGCGTATTGACTTCGAAACAAACGGATCTTTAATGCCTCTACCGGAATGGGCTTCGATATATAAAGCAACATTTACCGTATCTCCAAAGATGAGTAATAACGGTGATGCAGAAAAGCTTAGATATAAACCCGACGTATTAAAATATCATAATGAATTAGGTTCTTGCTTTAAATTTGTCATTAATAATGAAGATGACGAGAAGGAACTATTTGAAAAATATATTGATAATGGTTTAGTTAGCCGTGAAAGAGTTTGGTTAATGCCTTGTTGTGGTAGTAGAGAAGAGCATACTGCTAAATCTGCAATGGTAGCTGAGTTATGTAAGAAACATACACTTAAGTTTAGCCCGAGACTACAGTTAGTCATCTGGGATATGGCTCTTAAAGTCTAGATTATGAGTGAGTTGATATGCAACCTACCTAGCGCAAAAGTATATATTCGCAAAGAATATCTACATGACGGTAAAGAAGGTCACGGGGAGTTTGTTGAAGGTCATTGGGTTAGTGCTAAATCACTACCTGGTAGAGCTTTCTATTTTGAAACATATTTACCAGAATATGGAGCATTATATGATAAGCTACCGATATCAGCGTTTGTATCATCACCTGAAACACCATCACCGGATTTACCATTGCAGGATTTACAGTTTTGGAATTGTATGGATTATGGAGTCACGGCAATATTTAAACAATTTATAGGATCTATGGACTTTGAAGTTTTTACTCGAAGCCATGAAGTGCTAAAAGGTACATATATGTTTACACTGGATAATTACCACTCAGACCCTGACAATATCGATTACTCAACTGCAGAAGTACCAGAAGAACATAAATCGTTTAACTGTATTGAGCTTGAGAATGGACAATATGCATTATATCCTAATAATAGGATGAGAGTTTATGACAATTCTCTTACACCTCCGGAGCCAAAGATGCCTGACTTTAAAGTAAGTACGGAATACTATCAGGTTGAGAATGGCTATCAATACCGTCTCGGTGATACTGATGAGTATTACTGGAAGACGAGTGATTCAAAATCTAAAAAGTAAAAAAAAGCCGTAATTAAATTTAATTACGGCTTTTTTAATGTTTTTAAATTATTTTTTAAACGTAACCGAGTGTATATAATCTACGCAATGAAGGGCTCACTGAAATATAGCCAGAATCTGTTTCAGTTTGAGATGCTGCACCGGATGCAAAAGTAAATTGTGTTGCAAAACGATTTTCATCGATAATAGATAGAACACTACCATTGTAACCAGCGAATAAATCGAATTCATATGGAGTACCGTTAAGTGTAGCTGAAGTAGTAACAACGGTAGTATCAGTACCCTTATCATCAGCATTATATAGAATTTTTGAAGTATTGGTACCCGCTATACCTGAAACGCCGTCAGTTACAGACCCGCTACCAAAAAGAAGTTCGTTATTAAAAGAAAGATTGCTCATATTATTATTTAATAAATTATGCGTTAGATTTACCGGGACTTACACGAAATCCGCGCGATGCTGGTTTTACAGGTGATTTAACAGGTTCAGGTGAACTAGTTGCTTTAGATATCGTTGAGGATTCTTTTTTAAATAAACTGGATATCTGGGTTATTAATGTTTTTTTATTAGATCTTCTATCCAATTCAATACCTTTTGTTCTACCTAATTCCTCTAATTCAATTTTAGAAAGTTTTTTTAATTGTATGTCGTCCATATTAATATTTATTGTTGAACATGGTCATATTTTTGATTAAATAATTGTCTTATGGATATTCTAATTACATTAATAATCTTCGTTGCAGGTTTTATTGCCGGTGCCTTGGTGTTTCGCAATAATGCTGTAAAATCAGAGCAAATCGTTAAAGATGCTCTTGAATTAGCTGCAAAAGCTGAAGCTGAAGCTAAAGAGCTAACAGCAAAAGTAAAGAAGACAAAAAAGCGTACTTCAACAAAGAAGTAAATACCCCTTCACCTCTTAGATTGTCTCATAGAGCATCTAAGCCCCCTACTAGCTGCGGTTAGTAGGGTTTTTCTTTCTCTGATATAAGTTCTTTTCTATTTTTATCTATAATATGACGTTCTTGAATTAATATTTTTAATTTCATATCCAGTCTTATCATATCATTATCTAGAGCTTGTATTTGTTTTTTAAGTTTACCTAAAGAAGCTCCAGCTTTATCTAGAGAAGGGTTAACTTGTTTAGTTACCCATTTCCAAATATACCATATAAATGAACCTAAACCTATTAAAGCAATAACAGGGAATCCAAATTTTGTTATAATATCAGCCCAGTGTGAAAATTCGTAACCACTCATAATTAATCGTCTCTACAATCTTCTTTACCTTCGCTTGCTGCAATGCGATCAAGGTTTGGTTCAACATTAAATGCACTAGAAAAAAGAGCGTCAATTTTCACAATATCATTATTCATTACATCAACTTTATTTTCTAAAGATAATAAGGAGTTACCTAAACCTGAAATCCTACTATTTACTTGAGCTAAAATAAACTTAAGAATTATAAATAAAAACCAACCAACAGCTAATGCAGCTGTAATAGGTAAACCAACTTTTTCAATAAATGTCAATATATCACCTATCATCTCTTACCTCCTGGTGTAAAGTAGAAACCAATTATCGCTCCCAAAGTGGCGATTGAGACCAAAGCAATGTGCCCTGTCGTAATTGAGGTGGTAATGTCTGCTCCTGAGGGGAAAGAAACCAATCCCCAGAGGATTTTGAACGACTCTTTGTTTTCGGGAGGGGTAAAGGTAACGAGCTCAACTCCTGGCCAGAGGGTGCAGAGGACTGAGATGACGAAAAAGTTACACATCCCGATAAGAGCAATGAGCCTACGAGTACCCCTGGTAAAAGCAGATGTATCTCTATCCATTTCACCAAAAACAGCTTTTTGAAATTCGAGATCTGCTTTTTGCATTTGCATATCTCTAACAAGCTCTCTTTTAGCTTTAGCCTCTTTAGCGTCTGATATACCTGCGAAGAGACCACCGACAATCTTGAGCATTGAGCCCATACCCGTTGCACCGAGTGTTGTAAGTAACATTGTAATAAGTCCAAACATGTCATAAATATTTATAAATACTTATATGTCTTCACCTAATTTTACTAAAGAAAGCGAACGCTCAGTTAATGACTCGTGTATTTCAGCAAAAACTATAGCAATTTACATGGGTAAATTATTACTTCTACAGAATAAAGATGGTACGTATGAACTACCAGGCGGTCATATCAAAGTAGGAGAGGATATATTAACTGGTGCGAAGCGTGAATTTAAAGAAGAGACCGGGATAGATATGGTACCAGTGCGTATTCTCAGCAAAAAAACGAAAAGAGTAATTTTTTACAGTAAAATTAAATCGAGATTTATAAAATTAAGCCACGAACATGTAGGTTTTAGATTCGTTGATATAAATATGGTATATAGCTTGAGACTAAGTAAAAAAGCTTACAAAGACTTACTCCTTTTTAAAAAATGAATTCATTTATACAATTTTTTTCAGAAAACTATGCCGACGGTAAAAAGAAGGGTAAGAGTAAACCAGGTAGAGTTAAGAGAGCCGGAGCTAGTTGTAAAGGTTCGGTTACCGAACTCCGTAAAAAAGCTAAAAAATACGGTGGTGAAAAAGGTAAGATGTACCATTGGTGTGCAAATATGAAAGGTGGTAAGAAATGAACTATGATAAGTTAGCAGATTTAATTCTAGAAGAGGTAGGCGGTTATAAGCCAGTAAAACTACCATACGCATTTAATGCGTTAGAACCTTATATTGATGAGGAGACAATGAAGCTCCACTATAATAAGCATTATAAGGGTTATGTACAAAAATTAAATAATGCTATAGGTGTATCACAGCCTCCTTTAGAAGAATTAATTAAAAAGACCGGTAATAAAAAAGCCGCTGTTCGTAATAATGCAGGAGGAGCTTATAATCATCAACTTTTCTGGAATATGATGACACCTAATAGACATCCAATTAGAGGCAATATAAAAGATGCTATCGAAAAGAAGTATAAAACAGTAGAGGGCTTCTATAAAGAATTTACAGAGCAAGCTAAATCACACTTCGGTTCAGGGTGGGTATGGCTTGTTAAGAGGGATAATACATTAAAAATTGTACAGACAGACAATCAAGATAACCCGCTTATGTTTGATCAAGGTACTCCTATCTTAGGAATTGATGTATGGGAGCATGCATATTATAAGAAGTACGGACCGGATCGAGAGAAGTATATCAAGCAATTCTTAAAAATTGTTAACTGGGATTATTGTAATCTTCAATTAGAGCAATAATCTCCTTCTTCATATAGTTTAATCGAATTGGATACCAAGCGTCGTTATTTTTATAGAAGATAACTAAACCGCTGCATTTTTTCCCACTGCTTAATTCGTATAGATATGCATATAGTGAGAGCTGTAATGAGTATGTATTAAATTCACATACCCCTAGATGGTCGACCGGTTTCTTAAAAAACTCATTATATTCACTATAAAATCTAAAAGCTTTATTCGTTTTAAAATCTCCGATATAAAAATAGTTTTTATTCTCGTATACTAAATCTGCCGTACCGGCAATATTCAGATCAACATTATTAAGTCTCATCTCACATGTGAGTGTCGGAAACTTTTTAAATATATGCTCCCATTTTTTATATGATGTGTATAGCTGTTCATATTCTGACTCTTCAATACCTTCACCGAGAAAATCTTCCATTACCTTATGTACATGTGTACCGTAATCGCAAGCTCTATTCTTTTCTGCTTCCCATTCTTCGAGTATGAAATCTACGGTCACTCCTTCTCTTTTTGCGACACGTGTAGCATTACCAATCTTATCAAACTGCGGCTTAAACTTACCAATCAAGGTAGTTGCAGATATAAGCTTCTTACCTGTTTCGGTATCTATATAGGTATGCTCTTCCTCGTTAAAAACTATCATACAATATATTATAAATTAAGTACTTGAAAAATCAAGTTTATAGTATAAAATAATATTATGAGAATTGCAATTAGCGGAACTGGTAATCAGGGTAAGTCTACATTAATTAACGACTTTGTACAAGAATGGTCAAATCATAGAACAGAGAGCTCGACATATAGAGCTAAGTTAGTATCTGAGAAGTTACCGCATAGTAAAGAGGCGACAAAAGATACTCAATGGAAGATTTTGAACCACATGATCGATGAAATGCAGACATTTAAGTCTGATGATTATGTGATTATGGATAGATGCCCGATTGATAATCTAGTCTATTCTCTCTGGTGTTTTGAAAAGGGTGTAGGTGATATTGATAAGGAATTTATTGATAAATGTATACCATTGGTATGCGAGAGTATGAAGCATTTAGATATTATATTCTTTATACCTATTACAAAAGCGGCTCCTGTTGAAATCGAGAACGACGGTGTACGTGAAATTGATCCTGAGTATATTAAAGAGATTGATAACATCTTTAAGATGATTGGTGCGCAGCATCATGAAAATAATGGAAAAAATCCTTTCTTCCCTAAAGACGATGCTCCTGGTTGGATCGAAGTTTTTGGAGATCGCCAAACTCGAATTGCTATGATTAAGCAATATTTAGATGTCGACGGTGATCTAATCGGCGGTACTGAAGAAAGTTTAAATGAATTAATTAACCCATCTGATGGTCAGTTCTTAGATTCCGACGCTCAATCAATGCAAAATCTAATCGATTCTCAAATTGAAGCGAAAGATCTCCAGCAAGCGCTTGCTTACGAGCGCGAGCAGATTAAGAAGGTATTAGGTTCTGATGGTGAGGTTACTAGTTAGTAGCTGACAGCATTATTGCGTAATTTACACCGCCTATTGTTATAGGTATTGAGTGGGTAGATTGTCCTGCGTTAGTATCAGGTGTACTGCCGTATAATGTACTTGATAGAGCTTCAATATCAGTCGTATTAGTTTCAATAGTATTCTTAAACGTAGTGTTATCTAGCCCAATAACAAAATCACTAAAATCTAATCGATTTGTCGCATTAGGTGTTTGAATAATTAAAAAATCACCATCTGTGATTTGATTTGTTACTGGTAACTGGTTTATACTTACTTCTACGCTGGCCATATTAATTATTTATTATAAATTATATATAATGTCAAAGATTGGTATAGGTATTATAACATGTAACAGAAATGAGTTTTTAGCAAACTGCGTTAAGAGTATTGCTCCGGAGTGGTATGATGAGTTAATTATTGTTAACGATGGTGATAAGCCTATTACAGCATTTTACGAATGTGAAGTAATTAATAATGGTCAAAATATAGGTGTATGCAAGAGTAAGAATAAAGCGCTTAAAGAGCTACTGGATAGAGATTGTGATTATGTATTCCTAGTGGAGGATGATATGAGATTTAAAGGGAATGCTTTTGACGAATATATTAAAGCTAGTGCAATTACCGGTATACAGCATATGTCCTTTGCTTACCATGGACCAGCTAATAAAGGTAATATTAGTAAGGGAGAGCCAAAACCGAGAAAGGTAATTGATTACGGGGATGTTAAAATTGCCTTAAATCAACATTCAGTTGGAGCGGTATGTTTTTATACAAAAAAATCTTTAGAAGATGTAGGTATATTTGACGAAGATTTCGATAAAAATAATTTCGAGCATGTTGAACATTCATATAGATTAGCAAAATCCGGTTACAGTACACCTTACTGGTGGTGGGCTGATTTAGCTAATAGCTGTGATTTTATTGAAGAGCAAGCTTGTAGTGAAGAGTCTTCCTCTATAAGGAGAGGAGATGACTGGAAACAGAAGATAATTGATAGTGCATATATTTTTCAAAAGAAGCACGGTTATATGCCAGCTTGGCAGAATGCCGTCCCGGATACTAGTATTAATGATATTGTTAAGTTTCTTAAGAAAATTAAAAAATGAAAATCTCTCTTTTATGCCCTAGCCGTGAAAGGTTAAATAAGTTTATTACTTTCACCAGCAGTGTTTTTGCTACTGTTAATAATATTAATAATGTCGAGATAGTGTTAGGTGTCGATGATGATGATTCGAAAATTGACTCATATAAGCGAATCGCTAAAAATCTTAATTTTGTAACTCTCATAGTCTTTGAAAGTAAGCTGTTTAAAGAAGAAGGCCTCTCAGGATTATGGAATATAATGGCAGATAGATGTACTGGTGATATTATCTCAATGGTAGGCGATGATATGATCTTCAAAACAAATGACTGGGATAAAAAGATTATTGATACATTCCAACAACAAAAAGATAATATACATCTTATACACTGCAATGATGGTATGAGAGGCCCAGGCAATAAATACGCTGCTGTTGAACCGTTAGCTGTTAATTCATTTATACATAGAGATTATGTAGACGCTGTTGATAGGTACGTTCAGACTGAAGAGCCTAATATATTCCAAGACACATATCTAGATACTCTTTTTAAAGCGTTAGGTAGAAAAATATATTATCATGATATAATGATAAAGCATTTACATTTTTCTGAAGGAGGTACTAAAGATACGACGTCGGAAAGATTGGAAGAAACTCGTGTAGGTATATGGGATAATAATGATTTGTTTAAGAGAAAGTTAGCTCCTGTAATGCAAAAAGAAATAAAAATATTAGAGGGTATAATTAAAGGATGAAAATATATACACACTATAGTGACTCTCATAGAGACTTATATGAAAACTATTTCAAAAAATCGATTAGAAATCTATATACAGAAGATGAGCTGATTATAAGATCTGCTTGTCATAAACAGACAACCCAAGCTGGTAAGTTTATGGAACAAGGTTGGCTCGAATCAATGAAGTACAAGCTTCAGGTGATTCTACAAGCTATAGAAGAAAATAAAGATGAGTATTTTATCTTTTCTGATGTCGATATATATTACTATGATAGATTTTTAGATGATTTAGTTGAAAGTGTACAGGGTTACGATATTGCATGTCAGGAAGATTGTGGTACATTGTGCGCTGGGTTTTTTATCGCAAAAGGTAATGATAACGTTAAGAATTTATTTGAGGAAGTATATAGAACATTCACTACATTAGTAAATGATCAAGTTGCTTTGAATCACCATAAAGATATGGTCAATTTCAAGCTTCTCGATAAAGAAAAGTATTACACTATAGGTAATTTCTTTAATAATAATGACGGTACTCATATCTGGGATAATAGTTCAAATATTAACCCTCCCGCTAATATGCTAATACATCATGGTAATTATGTGCAAGGAGTAGATAATAAGATAAATTTAATGCAAATGATAAAAGCTAATTATGAAAATCTGGTACGATAAAACGCAAATAGATCTCGAGGACTTTAAGTCGGAGAAGTTCTTATTACTGCCTCTATATAGTAAAGACGTTATAGATACAGATAAAGACTTTATTGGTAATAAATGGTCAGAAAGCATTAAATCAAATGTTGAGTATACATCAATTGAAGAGGCAGATTTTATTATATATCACGACAAATATTGTGGTGATATTATATCGTTTACACGGCAAGTTCAAGGGTATAACCATAAGCCAATATTAGCGTTTTTTAATGATGATAATGATAAACCTATAGGTGATACCTTACCGGATAATGTATACGTATTCAGAACATCTATTAATAAATCTAAGCAGAAGCTTAACGAGTTTCCTATGCCGGCTTGGAGTTGCGATTTTGGGGTATCTGATATACGATCACTTAGATTAAAGCCGGTAGTTAGCTTCTGTGGAGCGTTAACTCACTCAACCAGATCTGAATGCGTTAAAACTCTCGAAAATAATGTAGATATTGATACAAATTTTATTATTAGGAGTTCATTCTGGGGAGGTAGTCCTCATAATTCTGATCTACGTAGGGAGTATATAGACAATATGAAGGGTAGTGATATGGTTCTATGTTGCAGAGGCGCTGGTAACTTCTCATACAGATTATATGAAGCGTTATCTTGCGGTAAGATTCCGATTATAATTGATACCGATATATTGTTACCTTGTAGTAATATAATCGACTGGAATAGATTTATCATTACAACACCTAAAAATATTAATCACGATATCAAAGAATGGTGGAGTAATATCGATGAGGATTCATATATAGATATTCAAAAATATAGTAGATTTATATATGAGCAGTATTTAAACCCAGCAGGGTTTTCAAAGTACATCTCTACTTACAATACATTTAAAACATGGATTCGTTCATCAGGAATGGGTTTATATGAGTTATTCAAAGATAAAGGTCCTATCAAGGGTATAGAGATTGGCTGTTATGAAGGTGTAAATGCTACATACTTACTTGAAACGTTACCGGAATTACAATTAACAGGGGTGGATCCATATGATACCTACATTGATTGGAACGGGTTAAATGTTGATTACAATCAAGGTGAATTTAAATTAGCTAAAGATAAGATAGAACAGGTTAAATATAAATTCTCCAGATTCAATATTATCGAACGTACATCTGACGATGCTGTTTCAGAGTTTGAAGATGAGAGTGTTGACTTTGTTTTTGTTGATGGTCTTCATACATATGAGCAAACTCTACAGGATTGTATTAATTATTTACCTAAAGTTAAACCAGGTGGTATTATATGCGGGCATGACTATAATGTCATTTCAGGTGTAACCAAAGCTGTTGATGAATTTTCATCTCTACATAAAAAATCTGTGATGGCCCTGAGAAGTTCAACAAGAGCTTGGTATTGGGTAAAGGAATAACATGATTAGTTTTTTTGAAGATATTTTTAAATATGAAAAGTTTCCAACAGAGTATGAATGTTACAAGACTCTTGCAGGCTTTTCAAATTATGTCGCGGTTCCATGGACTCAGATTTTAAACAGTCACTGGTTGAGATTCCCTGGTAATATAGGCCGTGATTCCTTTCTAAAAGAGATAAGCAAGTATAAAATACAAACAAAAAATAACTTTACAGTATGTCAGCATGACAGCTTCAAGCAGCTCGAATTATACTTTAAGCATCTGAATATTACAAAAGTATTCTGTACGTTACATAGTGTAAATGATACTATGCAAGGCATCGACCTGATACCTATATCCTTTGCGTTTAATGATATCTTTGATCATAACGCCAAGAAGGATATATTGGTTTCGTTTATGGGAGCATATACAACTCACCCGATTAGAGGTATATTAAAGAATAATATTATAGGCGATACATTTATATATCGTGATACCTATCATGTAGAAGATTTAAATCAAAATAAAGAAAAGGAAGAAGAGGAGTATAAAGATATGTTAGAACGTTCTATCTTTAGTTTATGCCCACGCGGTTCATCTCCTTCTGCTGTAAGATTCTGGGAGTGTTTATCAGCCGGTACAATACCTATTTTAATGAGCGATGAATGGGCTTTACCAGACTGGGACTGGGATAATACTATAGTACGAATACCTGAACGAGAGGTTAGCAATTTAGATAATAGTAAATTAGACGCCTTACTCTCATCTCTTGATCATGTAGCTATGAGAGAAAAATGCTTACAAGCATATAATAAATTTAAAAAACAAAATTTTAGAGAGTATATCCAATATCACTTATGAGTGTTATAGTACAGTATGACCCGGCAGGTAGAATGGGTAATAGAATGTTTCAATATGCGTTTGGATATATATTATCCAAACTTAAAAACTGCGAATTCTTTTACGGTGATTTACCTAACTTTAATATTAAAGGAAATTTATATACGAGTAGATTTAATAAACCCATTACTACAAGAAGTTTTGGTAATCAATACGTAGACATGGAATCTCTAATCGACCACGACGGAGATATAATTGTTAATTCTTTTCTACAAAAAAGCAGCTTGTATGTTGATTATAGAGACGAGTTGAGAGCGCTTTTTAATATAAAATCAGATATAATTAATAAAGATGATTTAGTAGTTCATATTAGAGAAACTGATTATACTCTAGTTAATGCATTTTTAGGCTACGATTTTTATAAAAGCTTAATTACTAGTAGTAAATTTGACAATGTAATAATTGTTACTGATAACTCAAATTGCGAAACCGTAAAAAGGCTTATTGATGATGGATGTATGCTTAGCACGGAAGGTGTTGTTAATACTTTTAAAGTCTGCAGTGATAGTAGAGGTATGCAAGATTTCAATACACTAATGTACAGTGAAAATATAGCTATCTCACAATCTAGCTTTTCATGGTGGGCAGCTTTTCTAGGTAACCATAAACAGATCATATTTCCATTTAAACGCGATACTGACTGGTGGCCTATATCTCCTGATAAAGATGATATTGATCTATACTTTGATTTTAATAATATATCACGTAAGTATATTGTATGAAAACAAGTACTTCCGATGATAATGTGTACCCTGCTTTTTGTGAACTGGCATCAAAAGATGATAATGTATTTAAGGTATTTAAAACATCATCTGCATATACTGGTATTCTAGAACATGTAAGTACGGAAGAAGGCCAGCAGTATTTTAATCACTTTAAGTCAAACAAAGATATTATGTACCATCTAGATAAATTTAAAAAGAATGATGAGATAGGTGGTTCGAATATTATTAAATATAGTTTTGGTGAATTCAGCCCGACTACCTTAAGATATATAAAGGTACTTTCAGATCTATCTCAACTTAAATTGGACGGTATGGATATAATAGAAATAGGCGCTGGATATGCTGGTCAGTATACAGTATTACGTCAATACGCTAAGCCTAAATCATATACAATTGTAGATTTACCTGAAGTAATAAAACTACAGAAAAAATATATTAATCGAAATGGTCTAGATGATATTGAAGTTAACTTTTATAGTCTAAACAACTTACCAGATCTCTGCGGAGATTTAGTTATAAGTAACTACGCCTTCTCTGAGTGCGTAACTGCAGTACAAGATATCTACATTAAAAAAATTATTAACAACTGCAAGAGGGGGTATATTATTCATAATAATTTTGAGGGGCATGACCATACTATGCTTAAAGATATTTTATCGCATAAAGTGAATGAGTTTAAGGAGATACCGCAGACGGCTCCAAAAAATGTATTATTAACCTGGTGAAGGCAATGAAGGATATGTTACCGGATTTTAATGAATCTATGAAGTTTTCTCTAGATTATAAGTCTAAAGAAAAGGTAGATAAATGGGATATATTAATTAATAGATATAACGAGTTTAAATCAAGTAATAACTCTAAATCCATTATACCTAAAATAATACATCAAGTCTGGGTCGGCCCGAAGATGCCTGATCTCGAAACTAAACTTACTACAGATATACGCTCTAATATAAATCCTGATTGGGAATATGTAATGTGGGGAGATGATAATATCAAGCAGTTAAAATATCTAGATTTTGATCTATATAATAGATTAGGTAAGACAAAAAGTGGTGTAGCAAAACAAGCAGATCTTATTAGATACGCTGTTCTCTTTGAATTCGGTGGAGTATATATAGATACAGACTTTATTATACATACTAATTTTAATAGATTTTTAAGTCTAGACTCATTTATAGGCATTGCGTATGATAAAGAACCTACTATCTTCAACGGCTTAATTGGATGTATACCAGGATCTAAATTTTTAGAGTCTCTTTTAGTTTTAGATAGTAGCATTGAAGGAGATGTTCTTAACGTTACCGGTCCATGGTTTGCTACACGGCGATTATTTCAAAATATAGAGATCGAAAATGTAGTAGCTTTTCCTTGTTCTTTCTTCTACCCTTTCCCGAATTTTCAACGATCTAGATCGCTAGGTAATGATTATACGGCGTATATTCAAGATGAGAGTGTCTGCACTCACATGTGGTCTTCTTCATGGATGTAAATTATGTTAAATTATATTTCAGGTGAAAAGTTACAAGAGTTAATAGAGTTAACGGTTATTTTTGAAGATCAAAGGCACCCGGATCTTTGGCAAGCTCAATTACCTAATACTAATTGTGATCATATAATACTTAGAAACGACGAACCTATACCGGAGAAGGTATTACATGCAAAATCGCTATTTGTGTATACACACGCTCTTGATTTATTTTTCTCTAGAGTATTCCCGTATATTAAACATCCAATTATACTGATGTCGCATAATTCAGATTGGGGGATAGATAACGGTATGTATGACTGCTTCTTAAATAGCGGTAAAATTATAAAGTGGTATGCACAGAACGTAAATCATAATCATGATAAGCTAATACCTTTACCGATAGGTATTGCAAACTCACAGTGGGAGCATGGTAATTTTAATAATATCTTAGAAGTTATATATCAACAAAATACTAAAACTAAATTGGTTTATAATAATTTCAATTGCTCGACGTCGCCCGGGCACCGGTCATATATTGAGAGAGTTTTAGAGGCAAATAACATACCTCGCGATCCGCCCGTAGATAGTAGAGTGTTCTTAAGCGAGCTTTCGAAATCAAAATTCTGCATATGCCCATTCGGAGCAGGGTATGATTCGCATAGAATATGGGAAGCCTTGTATCTAAATACTATACCAGTCGTTCCGCGCTGTGTAGGATTTGAAAAATTTAGAAGTTTACCAATATTATTAATAGACGACTGGAGCTCCGTTGATGTCAATTTTCTAAACAGCGCTGTAGATAAAATTAAATTATCAGATTATGATATGAACCCTTTACGTATTGAGTATTGGAAGGATGTTATTGATAATGAAATGTAGTATGGTAAATATGTTATATGATAGGAATTATAGCAACTGATGATTTAACTATTGTTGGGCATAGTTTATTTAAAAATTTTAGACTTGGACTACAAAATTATTTTAATCAAAATCTTATCAATATAAGATCGGTTCATGATCTAGATAATATTGATATTCTGTTTATTGTGGATGAACATTTCGCTCCCAATGTGGATATATGGAAAAACGATACATTTATCAACAAGGTTAATTCAAAAAAAATTAAGACAGTTGTATTTAACTTCGAAAAGATATTCAGTAGTAAATTCCCGTGGAATGAAGATCATCAACGTGTATTAACACAAATACAGGATCTTATACAGATTGTATCAGATGTAAATGACGCTAACAAATTAAGTAAAGAGATTATTAACAAGCAGCTACTTTCACGTGATACAGAGCTAGAATTTGATATTACAGAAAAGAAAAATAGAATACTCTTTATAGGTCAATCTGATAAGATATATAATCCGTCATATGCATACTCTAGAAGATATCAGCTGCTTAATAAACTATCAGAAAATAAATCTCTACCAATTGATATAGTGGTAACGGATAGAAAATTTACATATAAAGAATATCTAACAAAACTGGCTAGTTATAAATTTATTCTAAACCCTCTCGGTACTGGAGATTTTTTAAATTTAAGATTTTATGAGACATTAAAGGTGGGTAGTATACCTATTCAACAGATAACACCAGACATGCAATCTATGTATAGAGAGTTAGATTTCTGTCATACATTTACAAATGCTGATGATCTATATATACCTGAAATTGAATTTAAGCAATTAGATTATTATCTAGAAGATTATTTTAATGATATAAATTTAAAATCATTACTAATAAAATGAATACAGTTTTAATATTATCATATACAAAAGATATAGCATACTACAATATGCTTAAAGAATGTATAGAATCTATAGATGCAGATTGTGATATAGTTGTAGTTGAAACTAATTCAAAGCTCAAAGGTAAAGATATTAAACTACCTGCTCAGTTTATATTTCCAGAAGAAGAGTTTAATTATAATAGATTTTTAAATATTGGATTCTCTCATATTAGAGACAGTAAAAAGGTTATTATATCAAATAACGACGTCGTATATAGTAAAGGGTGTATTGAAAAACTATTCAAATCATTAGATATCTACGACTCGGTCAGCCCCTCTGAGACAAAAATGGAAAAAAATATTGAAGGTAATACTGTCGGTAAACTCGTTAAAGGTTGGTGTATTGGTCTTAGTATAGAAGTATATAACAAGATGGGTGAGTGGGATGAGAATTTCTCATTCTGGTATCAAGACAATGATTACTGTAATTTCATTTCTAGAGAAAAATTTAAACATTGTTTAATAGGAGATGCTGTAGCAGTACATAGAATATCTGCAAGTCATGGTCTCGTTAGCAATATACATGAAATGACACATGGACTCGAAGATGTATTGCATGCAAAGTGGGTTAAGTAGCATTAGATAGTTGATACCTTATTAGTCATATATTATAATAGGTGTATATGATTATTAAAGATATTAAAGTATACGATGGTCCATTAATTCATAAGCGTTTTGCATATGATTACTTCCGCAATAAGACTCTGCCGATTGGTAATATTATTGCATTTAGATGTCCGATGGATGTTAGTATCGATGGTATGATCGATCAAGAAGATGTTCTCCAAGGTGATTATATTGCTAGTGATGATGCTATTAACTTCTGTTGGGAAATCCCTAATCTGGATAAGCTCGGAGCTGTAGCATTTCAGCGACTGTTGAACACGCAAATCGCTAATATTCTCTCGTCAAAATATATTAAAAAGCCTATCGAAGTGGATGGTGATGATCTCATGGTACATGATGAGTTTGAAGGTAGTGATGGTACTTTACAGAAGGTAGGTAAGTGCAGTGTTAGTATTACATATTCTAAAGATAACGTCGCTATTGGACATACCGGTATTAATGTTAATGCTGGTCGTAAGGCTCCAAACTTTGCATATAGTACCGAATTAACAGATGAGCAAACTGAGCAGTTTATGAAAGATATTATTGATCTATTCTACGCAATGGTTGACGATATGTTTATTGCAACAACTAAAATTAATCTTTAATGTTAGAAATTGAAAATAAGATTAAAGTAGTACTCCGTATGCTGCTAAGCGATACTGCATGGGAGTACCAGAGATTTAAATCTCACAATGAAGAAAAATCTATTAATTCCTTTGTAGCTAGAAATACAGCACTATCAAAAGCTAAAGAAATGGTAGAGAAGGAGCTTACTAACTTATGACAATATTTCAATACTTAAATAGTCTATTATTTAGTAAGAAGAAAATAGATATGAATTGTGATGATGAGTCGCAATTCAATTTATTTATGGTTAATAGATGGACGAGTATGTATTCAAAAGAGATGAATGAATACGTAAATGAAACAACTAACAAGTATTGGAGTCTGTTCGATGATAAGTTATCGCAGTACGACTATATATATTCAGTGTTTCCGAGATTGAGGTTTAAAAGGTTAAACTATCTTAAAAAGACAAAAAAGGAGAAGAAGAGTAAAGAAGAAAAGCAAATTATTCCAGAGTTTTACAGTGAGCGAGAATATAAGCATAACAGAGAAATGTCAGACTTATTGCTCAGTCAATAAAATACTATGAACAAAGTAAAATTAGTTTCGTACTCAACACCTGCGATTGAATTTAATGACAGGGGTATAAACGACTGCCAAGATCTAAAGAAGCATACGAGTGGGTTATCGGTAAAGGTATTGCGAAAGAGCAGGCCCGAGCCGTTCTGCCTGAAGGAAACACAGTAAGTAGAATGTATGTGAACGGTACTCTTCGTAGCTGGGTACATTATATTGAACTTAGAGCTGGCGTTGAAACTCAATTAGAGCATAGATTAATTGCTCGGGAATGCGCAAAAGAGATTGCTAAAACTTTCCCGTTGATTTGTGATTTATAAGGTTTAAATAACTTTATATATGGCACAGGCAAGTATTGATAATTTAGCAACAAAAAGAAGTTTAATTGACCTTGAAGGTCACAGTCAAGGAGATTTTGGAATGGGAGATGAGTATATTCTCTCATTCCTTTTTGACGATATTCTATTAGTGGAGTTTATTGATGAGGCGTCTGATGAATCTGGTGACGCAGTTAAAAGAGGCGGTATTTATATACCAACTAATGCTCTTAATAAGGCTTGGCGAAAAGCTAAAGTTATTTTAGCAGGTCCGGAAGTTAAATATGCAAAGCAAGGAGATATTGTTATGTTTCCTAATGATAAAGGAGCTTCGATTGCAAATATGGACGTTGAAGGCTATGGTAGAATTAAAAAGGGTATGTTCTTAAATGAGCAGCGCTTATTTGGAATTTGCAAAGAGCAACCTAGTAAATAATGCCGCAAATAGGTTTACAGAGCTTAAAGCAGATACTTCAAAGTAATGTCTGTGAGATTAGATTTACAAAAAGAAGACCTGAGCTAACAGGTCAGCTTTATAGAACGATGCTCTGTTCTCTAGATAATAGCCTTTTAAATAGTGTCAATGGTCGTACAACTCTTAACTTCAAGCCACCTACAGGTGCGCCAAAATATAATCCGGAAAGTAAAAATCTATTATTAGTATGGGATATTTTTATGCAGGATTGGAGAATGGTTAGCATGGATAGCTGCGATTTAATTAAGACTATTCCGAGTGATGAGTTTTGGGAATATTTTAATAAACATATCTATAATATGACTATACAAGAAAAAAATCAATTTATGGGACGATGAGTAATATAGATAGTGTAGAAGATAGTATTAGTAAATTCCTATTAAGAGATGTCGTTTTCTATATAAAAGAAGGTAAGACGCTCAAGAAAGGTAAGTTAATATTGTTTAGATTTAAAGAATTTCACTTTAATTTTACTCTAAAAAACGAAAAAGGTGATCATAAAATATATGAAATACCTTATCCATATGCTCATAATATTTACGATGATCATATTAACTTCTCTTATAATATTGAAGACTTTACATTAAAGGATAGTAGTTTATATTACAAGGTAAAGGCGATGAATACATCAACAGCATCTAAACTATATAATTCGATGCTTGTTTTATCAGCTATATAATGTATAATATGGCTATATATGATAAGCCATTTTTTAGCTAACTTCCCGGAGAATTTTAAACCTAACGATCAGCAGGTTAATATTATTCAGCAAATCGAAAAGGCGTTTAACAGCGGTAGTAAATTTGTTATATGCAGCGCACCTACAGGTTCTGGTAAGAGCTTTGTATCAAAAACATTAGCGAACGTCTCAAGCGATCCAACTGCAACATTTAAAAATTATATTAATACGTACGAGGCGTATAAAATGGATCAAGCAGGTTCATATACATACGAACAAGAATGTAAAGATGAACTACCTGCAGGGGCATTTGCATTAACAATCACTAAAACATTACAGGATCAGTATAAGAGTATATTTGAAGATACAGCTATACTTAAAGGTAAATCTAATTATCAATGTGAGGTAGATCCTAATTATGATGTTGATACTGCACCTTGTATACATACAAGGCATATAAGAGATGATTGCTGGCGTAAAAATATCTGCCCGTATTATAACGCACGTAATAACTCCCTAACAAGTAAATTTAGCGCGTTGAATTATAATATGTTTTTGGCTTTACCAAACCATGTTAAATATAGGGATTATATTATTTGTGATGAAGCATCGGAGTTAGAAGATGAAATAGTTAAGCAATTCTCAGCTACTATTGATATTAAAAAGCTTCGAGCATTTAAGGTTAAAATCTTCCCCTTATCATCTACTTCACCAGCTACCGTTAGAACTTGGATCAATACAATTCGTGCAGAGGTAACAGAGCATATGAATGATCTTCATAATAATATGAAGAAGAAAGCAGGTCTAACTCAGAGCGAAAAGGGTAAGTTACAGTATTTAAAAAATATACATAGAACGTTAACTCTAATTGATGAAACATGGGAAACATGTGAGTATGTCGTACAGGTAGTAGATAGAGATAACATAAAGCTTACACCTCTTAAAGTTAATACATTAACCAAATATATCTTTCAATACGCTGATAAGGTTTTATTAATGTCAGCTACTATTATTGATCATAAAAATTTAGCCAAAACGTTAGGTATCACTGATTACGAATACATTGAGTCAGATAGTGGTTTTGATCCTGCGAAAGCACCCATTTATATTTCTCAAACAAATAAATTAAATCATGCTAATCTCCAGAAGGCTCTACCTTCTATAGTTAAGCAGATTGATGCTATATGTGAAAAGCATAAAGACGAGAAGGGGATTATACATACACATACTAATAGTATAACAAGCTTTATTAAGAATAATACAAATAGCAATAGATTTCTATATAGAGATCAAATGAATAAGAATGAAGATATTCTTGATATGCACGAAAAATCTCAGAATCCTACTGTTCTTGTTAGCCCATCTCTTGGCCTTGGTGTGGATCTTAAAGGCGATTTAGCAAGGTTTCAAATTATCGTAAAAGCAGCCTATTTACCTTTAGGTGATGATAGAATTAAAAAAATGTTCAATCAAGATAAACAATGGTACACAAACAAGATGCTTTCAAATTTTATACAGCAGTGTGGTAGAGGTATTAGAAGTAAAGATGATCATTGTGTTACATATGTTTTAGACGCAAATATTTTTAATGCTGTTATACGTAATAAGAGCAAACTACCAAAGTACTTTCTCGAGAGGTTCGTATAAATAATATTATGCAGACGTTTAAAGAGTACTATATTGAAGAAGGTAAGTTAGGTAAAGCTTTAGCGATGGGAGCATTAGCTACATCCTCTCTATTCGGAGATTTCGTACAAGATTGGTCGAAATATTATCAAACTAGTAACGATCCTCAGAAAGAAGCTCGAGCTACAAAAGTATTAAAAGCCGATATTGAAGCACCTGCAGATGCTAAAACGGCAATACAGGTAGCTGCAAAGATTTTTGCTGGTGATGAAGGTCATACAGAGCAAGAATTTATTGATGTTTTAATAAAAACAGGAGCTGTAGAATCTGGTTACCGTACAAGAGTGCAGAGTGGTGGTGGGCCTGCTAGAAGTTATTGGCAAGTTGAACCTAAAACTGCTATGAGTCTGGTTAAGAATTCTCATCAATATTTTGGACCTAAATTTCATAAAGCGTTTGGTAAAGATGCATTAAAAAGATTACAAGATTATGACGAGAAAGCTTGGTCTAATATTTTAGAGAAGAATGATGCATTAGGAGCTACAATGGCAGCTGCAAAATGGTTATCTACTTCTTGGTAGATTTCTTCTTACGCTTTGGTAACTTAATAAACAGCGTATTCATCTTACCGCCAGGTTGCCCTTTAAATCCGCTAATAGCTTTAGTGCTATGAGGTTCATTTAATTGAGGGTTGACTGTACCAAATTTACCGCGCGGTTTAACTTTACCTGGGCGCTGAACATCTATAGGTATACGAAAATCTTCTAATATATTATCAACTAGGCTATTGAATTTCATATAAATATTTATTATAATTATGTTAATGGCAAAGACAAAAAAGATAACTTGTGTTGTTACTGGTAAGCAGACTATTTATTCCGGCGACTTTTTACAGAAAAAAATAGATGAGTACGGCTCTGAAGAAAAGTTAAATGAGATGTATATCTGTAGAGAAGTAAAGAGCTTTCTTAAAAAAGGATATAAAGTCGTAGATATTCGAAAGATTTTAAATGTCGATGATAAAACACCTCTACCTAATGATGAGACTCTTACCAGTATAGAAGCCGCGTTTCTTAAAGTTAGTATCTTAAAAGACCACCCAACATTTAATGAGGCATTAACATGCTTTACTTATAATAAATCTGATAATGACGTTGAAAATTTTATAAACCAGTATATAATTGGAGTATGAAAACATTAACAGCAAGGATTAGAAAAGATAAAATTGAGATATTTGATGCCGTTTCAGGTGGTATATACCGCACTCACTCATTACCACCAGGTAATTATACAAATCTGGCAATTGCTGGTGATATGGTATCTGTAACTATCCAAACACCGTATTCAGGTGATAAGATTAGAACAATCAACATGCAGACAGGATCAATCGTTAGCGATATTAGCATGTAATCATGATTGATATATCATTAACAGAGCAGCCAGTTAATACAGACTCATTTAATGCGTTCGACGAAAAGTTACCTTGTTTATTTTTGGGATTCGCTATAAAGAATGAATATGATAACCAGCGTCTAGAAATTTGTGGAAAATATAATCCAAAAAGACGTCTTTTTATATTCGAAAACAAAGATGGGGTTTCAAAAATAAATGAAGAATTTAGCGTATTGCCGCTATACGGATTATTTCTACCTCTAAATACGGTTGGTGCCGCAGTAGCTAAGACATTACTAAATCAAGAAGTTGCCGGTAATATGAATATTAATATTTACGAAACTATTCTTGATGAACATAATATGTCATGTAAAGATGCGTATTCTTATCTCAATAAGAGAGTGTATCCTGTTGATTTTAAACACTTTAAAAAAATAACTAATGATAGTATTAGAGATGATAATAAAATATTACAGCATCTCTTAAATCTTAACGAAGATAAGTTTGATTTCCAAAAATTCGGTGCATTCAAGCTATTAATCCTGGTATAATTTTGTAAATAATGAATATGAATATTGTAAAAAGAAACGGTGAATCAGTCCCATATGACGTAGAGAAGATTCACAAGGTTGTTAATTGGGCGGTTGAAGATATTAAAGGAGTTACAGCTTCTGATATCGAGATTAACGCAAAGCTTCAAATGAAAGAAGGTATAACAACTGATGAAATTCATAATGTATTAATTGACTCAGCTGTTAATTTAATTTCACTAGCAGCACCAAACTATCAATTTGTTGCATCGCGTTTACTGTCCTATCAGTTACGTAAAGACGTCTGGGGTGGTAAAAATCCGCCTAAGCTTGTTGATTTTATTAATAAAAATGTACATGAATACGACGTGTACGATGAAGACATTTTGATGCTTTATACTGAGAAGGAAATTAATAAATTAGATGAGTATATTCAACATGATAGAGACAATAACTTTACATACGC